ATGTTTAAACTCCTTAAGATATTGTTACTGTACCAACAAATGTCGTTGCCACCAAGTAGTTTGGTGTTAATCCTGCACCATTTAAACTAGCCCCGCCAACTGGCTGCCAGCCCCATTGAATATCTCTTGAACCACCAGACAGATTACCGCTGACGTTTACACCAGAGGTGACATACGTTGTATCCCTACGCGGATTGCGTAGAGCTTGCGGATCATCCACTGGAAATGTTCCTAACATTAACTGCGGTTGATCTGGATCCCAGCATTCTGGGCACACCAACAACTGATACTGACGTTGCTTAATGACTTCAGTCTTAAGCTTCTTTAACTGATACTGCTGGCCGCACCGATCACACTCAGCAATCGCTATCTTGCCGGATGCAAATCGGTTACCCATTACATACTCCCACCAATGAACATCTGGCGGGGCACAAAGCGGATGGCCGCCTTCTCCCTGTCTTCACCGGCTGCCAGATCAAACTGCTCGTTGTATGCAGCCTTAAGCATCTCAAGGCGGGGCATTAACTCAGGAACTTTCATAGCAATGTGGTACGCCAGACCTGCCACTACACATGGCAGGAAACGGAAGTTCATGTCTGCTGTCTCTGCACCCGCGCCAGCGTCTTGAACTCGGCGCAGTCTCCAGTACACAAACTGGTAGGACGTGCTGTTATCAGGTGTTGGCCAGACAGTAACCGCAGGAAGCTGGGGTACAAAGACAGCCGTTCCGTCAGCCTGAGCAGCGGCTGTTGTATTGTTTTGTCCACGGAATACACCACCTAGGGTATTCCCTGATATGTAGCCATAGTAGATGTCTTCACTGTTTAAACGCAGAAAGCCAGATCCCGCTAACCCAGCCACCGTGTTAAGCGTGAGCGTGGTGTCCGTGGAGGAGATGGCTCCAACCAAGACCGCATCGGTTGGGTTAACTTGTCCAGAAAGTCTTTGAACCCAGACTTGGATTGGACGGGCTTGTTGTAATTTGTTCGGAATGGTCGCATAGGTAGAAACACTAATACGTGTGATTGTTAAGTCAGCCTGCGTGGAGGATGAGTTCTGGCCGGTACGGATAACCTGCTCCAACAGATCAATCGTGTCTGTAGGCAGGGCGTAGGTAGCCAGACCCGGAGTCAGGTTAATAAACCCCTGCTCCATCGTCCACATGTTGATACCACGGTTCTGCCACTCTATGGTCATTAGGTTCATTGATCTGCGTGCTGTACGCAAGTCATAACCTGAACGCATTTCCCGACCCGCACGCTCCCACGCTTCCTCGGCAATCTCCGTGAAATCCATATTGAAAAGCGTTGAGCCGGTAGTGGTCATCTAAATCCTGCCGTTTTCTTTGCTATTGCTTTAGGTTGAGCTACGAATTGCTTCCCGGCTTTTTTGCCAGCACGCTTTGCACGAGTTGTAGCAGCGTACTCAGCCGGGCTAAGACTTTTAATTGCAGCAGAAGGAAGGTATCTTTCACCTGTTTTACTAGACGGTTTTCCACTTTTGGTTCTCCATTTTTGATCGCCCCATTCTTTGAGGGATTGCTGTGGTGCTTTCATTTTAATCTCTGTACCCGCCGCCTGCGGCTTTATATTTCTTAGCAACAAGCTGGGCCTTGCGAGCGCTCCATTTACCAGCACCTGTGCCTTGAGTTTCTTGCGCCATAACGCTATTTAAAATGCGTTTACGTAACTCAGGCTTGGTGTAGTTACCCGCCTCATTGACTTTGCCGCCTTTAGCAAATCTAGCAGTCTTTGCAGCGTTAGCAAAGTCACTCTTCTTGGGTGCACCAGCAGAGCCTGCACTACGCATCTTCTCACCAGAGCCGGAGGCTATGCGTTTTTTCTTGGCGGCAATATTGGCATACAAACCACCGCCCGCAAACATCTGAACTTCATCAGGATTGTCTTTGCGTTTAATGGTTTTACCCTTGGGCATTTTGCTTGGAAGCATGGCTCCCATTCCACGGCTGGCTAACATATCAGCACATCCCACCATTTTTCATGGTGATCATAGTGCCTTTGGTCTTGCCTTTAGTAGCGCAACCATCAGCACGGCTAGACGCAGAGCTTACCTTGCCACCGCTCTTGTAACCCATCTCGCTAATCTTTTTACGATCTCTGGCATCTTGAGCATCGCGCTTAGATTCTTCCATAGCATCAAAGTTAGCGGGCTTGGCAACGCCACGAGACTCACGCTTCATTTCAGCGTCAGATTCACGTTTAGCATCAGCGGCCTTTTCACGTTGGGCAGCATTGCGGTCACCCTCTCCAACTCGGCTTGCAACTAAAGCAATACCTGCTGGAATACCCATGCCCGCAGCAATATTGCTCATGGTATTGTCAGCTTTTTTACCGGTGTATTGTGGGATGTTGTATCCACCCCCACCACCAGAATCTGGTTTATCGTTAAGTCTGCGTCGCATGATAATTCCTTAACACATTCTGCCGCGTGTCTTGCCTTTAGTGGCAATACCGTCAGCACGTTTAGACGCAGATGAAACCATTCCACCGGAGGCATATTTCTTTACTGCGCCGCCACGTTTTTTAGCATCAACATCGGTAACATCAGAATCTTTGCGGGGGCCGCTAAGTTTTTTTGTATCCATACCAATTTTTTTGGTACTTGATGCTTTCTTAGCTGCTTTTGCCGCATCGTACATTCTCTTTGCTTTGTATGCACCAAGAGCACCCAAACCTGCTACACCCGTAGCCATTAAGGCATTGCCAATGTTGCGACCAGTTTCTGAAGAATCAATCTTTTCACCTTGGGGTGCTTTTGCAGATTGACCGGGAATTTTAGCGGAGGCAGATTTCTCTTCATCACGAGGGCCACCGTGCGTAGCAATAGGAGGGCTTGTGCCAGCATCACTACGCATACCGCGCAATGGGCCTGCGTATTGTGGTGAACTTGCGTCGCTTCGCATACCACGCATTGGGCCAGCATTGCTTAATGAAGGTACAGGCGCAGCAGGCGTTTTAGTAGGCGGTCTAGCAGGCACTACAGGTTTTGTTGCCATAGGGCGGCGTGTAGGCGTGATGGTTTCGCTAGAGCTACGGCCAGCACTTGGGCCAAAGTCCGAATACATGTCATCAGACAAAGGACGTGAAGACGCAGCAGGCATAGAAGGGGCAGACATCGGCTGATTAACCGATACCGACTCACCGCGATCACGGCCACGTCCAGCACCAAAGCGGTTGTATGCTTCTGAACCGGGCTGATCAATGTTGCCTGCGCGAATACGCTCAAAGAAGCCAACAGGAGCTTCTTTGTTTGACATGTCTAAACCACGCTGTTTGGCCATTGCCTCTTCAACAGAGCCGCCTTCATCGTAGCGTTTAAACTTTTTCATTGGTTTCTTGGTAGCCATAATTTACTCCTTAGCAGGCTTTGCCGCCCATGTTCATCTTAACCATCGTTGCTTTGGTTTTACCCTTTGAAGCAACACCATTAGCTGATTTGCGGAATGCGCCACCAGCAGCCAACTTAGTCATTGGCTGACCTTTGTGCAAACGGCCTTCGTGTTTGTTCACGGCCTTCTGCATCATTGTTTTATCTTGCTTCATGTCTGCTTTAGCCATGCCGCCTTTTTTCATATAACCCATTTTATTACGCACGTCTGTAGGTAACTTGGCCAAACCGGGATTTTTTTCCATATCTACTGATTTCATATCGCCACCTTTAGAAAATTTCTTGCCTTTATCGGCAGTTACAAAGTCTTTACCTACTGATGTAGGCACTCCGGCTTTCTTAGCAAACGATGGCGAATTAGCTATCGCGGCCATGAAATTGTGTTGCTTCTTACTCGTTGACGGCATCTTTTTTCCTGCGAATCAACTCAGAGAAGGGTTTACCCGCAATCATTTCAGCGATTCGCATCACTGTCCAGACTGCACCAATAAGACCAAATACTGGGGTAAACATTTCCAAAAACGATCCTATGGTTGCAAACACCGAAACAATATCCAGCGTGCTTTTAATTGTGTCTGAGTTTGTAGTCATATCAGCAGTTCCATGCTCTAAGAGCTTTGTTGATGCGTGAATCTGGATCGTTGGCTGTCTTGGCAGAGGTTAGCTTCTTCTTCATGCCACTCATCCTTGCACAAAAGGAGTCGCGCCGTGAGCCGCCTTCCGGCTGGGGAGGTTTCAAGTTCATACCTTGCGCTTTC